CTCAAACATTTGCTTTGTGCTATCTCCCAAGTTCTGTCTTTGAACTGTATAGTCACGAACACTTAGTCGACCACTCTTTAGCAATCTATCCTGCATTAAACGAGCTTGTGCTGCGTCATTAGCAAAGTCTAATGTCCATTCACTAGCAGCCTTAAAATCCCCCGTAGGTGCATTTGATAACACCTCACCGTATTGGCGAGATGCCTCATCAATTGCAGCTTTCTTTTCTTCACGGATTGATGCCTCAGTGTTGAGCATATCCGTTACATTCTTCCCTACCTCAGCCCAATTAATTTGTGACTCAGCACTGCGTTCCGCAAACTTATAGTATGTCTTAGCCATATCTTAGAATTGGAATGGGTTAAACTGATTAGCTTTAGAAGCTTGGTTAAATAAATCACCAAATTGCTTGCTTCCAAATAACATTTGATATTGATCGGGAGTCAATGATTTTACAAAAGACTTATACTCAGGTCTTGATAATTGACTGATTGTTTGAAGATCTAAGTTTGAACCTTGGCCTGCCTGACCTAATCCTTCAAAATTTACATTACCAATTTTTTGCATTTGCTCAGGAGTTAACTTTAATTCTCCAAATGCAGCCTGCTCAGACTTTATGTCAGTGCCATATAATGGCGAAAGTTTAGCTGCTTGACCAAGCATACTTGTTACACCTGAAATAGCATTCTTCTTAGCTTGCTGTGCACGCTCTTCGTACATTGCTGATGCTTGTTGTGCACCCTCTGCTTCATCCAAAGCCAACTGTGTTTTTATATCTTTAAGTCTTGAGTCCTCAGCAGCTGATAGCTTCTCAAGGTCAGCCATCTCTTGGCCTTGGCGTGTTTGGATATCTCTAATTGCATCTGAGTATCCGGCAAAAACTCGCCCTACAGTTGCCCCAACACCACGCTCGCTTTCACGACCTGCCTCAATTGATTGTGCGCCTACAGATGCCAATGCCTCACGCTCTAACTCGTATGGTTTCATTTGAACACCAAGTTGGTCGTAGACGTTTACTTCTAAGAATTTATCAGCTTCTTGTCTGAATTTTAAAGCATCAGCGTCAGACTCCTTTTGGAGCTTTCTCATTTTGCGCATATCTCCAATTGAGAAGGCTGTGGTTAAGGCTGTTGATACAGCGCCACCTATTGCTGCTATTGCTGCGAATCCTAACATTTCAATTATTTTTTATATTATACAAAGATAAGTTTTTTAAGGGAAACTCTTCATAACATCTGATTCAACGGCAAATAGCTCAACTTTTGCCGTATTGTCGTTTTCTAAAGTAAACAAACAGTAATGTCCTAATACCCCATGAGATTCAGCAACTGAGTTCTTGATGTATAAGAAATATGCGTTTTGAATAGGAGGAACTGAACCTCCTGTAACTGTAGTGTCTACAATAAAATAGTTATCACCTGCGGGATAGTTCTGAACAATATTGGTTATCTGACCACACAATACAGGAGTACCGTATGTTGGAGGAAGGGCATAGTAGAGGTAGTCGCCTACACTAGCTATAGACCCAATCTGAATCAATGGGTTTATAGAGAACGCAATCTCTGTTGCATTAGCAGGACCTGTAACTGCTTGACTTCTTCCGATTCCATTAAGTGATCGCAGTGCGTACTCATCAGTACCTGCAGGAATATCACCTTCATTACGAATGAACGCAAAGTAGACCTGCTCCTTCTTCTCAAACCAAGCCTTCTCAATGTATCCACTATTTTGAATATCTGTCTCAATTGTAAGAGCTTCCCAAGAATCATCACCTTGAAGTGCTAACGTTTTGAATAACAAATTTTCCAATGGTGATTCATTGAACACGCTAGTCATTTTTGAATTGTACTGAACGCCATAGAAATTATTTCTAAGGGCATTTACATTATGTCGGTATAAGTTGCCGCCTTTAAATGTGTAAAAGTAATTGTTCATTCCAATCATCCAATCAGGGATGAATGAGTAGAACGATGGCCAACCTTCCGATGTTTCGCTATATGTTAGTGTATATTCCATATCTTAAAATCCGCAGTCACATGAATCTAGTGTCACAATTACTCCTGCCGGCGACCCCGGTATTGTAATGCTTCCAACTCTAGCACAAATATACTCAATTGTGTAGGCTGCAACAACTTGCGTTTGTGGCAATCCGGCGCAGTCAGTGTAGCTTGCCGTTACAGATGAGCCCGTCATATTATCAACACTGTATAACACACATACCTCTTCACAGCTTGTATAAGGGGTAATTAAATTTATTGTTACCGTTGACGTTATAAATGTCTGATTAGTTACCTCCCATACGCAAGCAGAATAAAGTGGGTCTGATATTGTAACAAAGTCGCCAATATTAACGATACCAACGCTTGAGTCAGCAACTAGAGAGAAGCCATCTGCACAGCGTGTAATAACGTATGCATTGTATGAACATTGCCCCATCTGAATGATGATGCCATTTTGCACCAAGAACCAATCATAGACTCCCGGAAGCATTGTAGGCGCATGGTAGTATCCATCAGCAGCAATAATCTCTCCAACAGAATCTAAGAAAATCCAATCGAACAGGCCAAGGGTTACACCATTACCATTTACGGGATAGTTATAGTATATAAGGTTGTCGTCATACTCGCAAACAATCTCTTCTGTTGGGGCAACCTGACTTGTGTATGTGGGGAACAGAACTGTTGGACAGCTTACATCTAGACCAAAGTTAGCACCGCAAGGAGATTCTATAGTTATATCTAAAGATGATGGATTAAGACCAACTTTTGGTATAACCATTATGCAGACTCCCGGTGGGTTAACTGTTAAGTTAAGTTGAGATGGTAGCGCACTAACCGCTGAAGTAGTTCCATTATACACATAGGTATTAGTTGCGTCATCCCAATCGTAGTTATTAAGAATAAAGCTTGACGATGTGATTCCGCAGTCATTATCTTGGTCTCCCATATAGTTTGTGAGTCCTGATGGTGCAGTCATATGCCCATATATAGGAGAACTAAAGGTATTATAAGTAATGCCATCGTATACGGCCTTAAATCCATTTGGAAAACTTAAAGGCTCAAAGCTAATAATGATAGCACCTGTATCTCCGGGGTCATTGCCTAAATCAATAGTTGACGAATATACTCCGGTAGTTACTTTTAATTCATCTAGGCTAATACCGCAATCCTCACCGCAAGATGGGCAGAACTTTGCAGGTCCTAATACACATGAGGTTTGAATGCGTGTAATTGTACCGTCAGAATACACGCCATCAGCAGCACATATACTAAGCGCTGCGTCAGTATATACGGCTGTGGCTAATGATAATGATGGTGCGTCTAAGTAGTATGGCATATTAATTAATTTTATTCTCTACATCCGCATTCCTGCGATACTGTTATGATTACTCCTCCTGATATTACTAATGGGGCTACTGATGCAAGACCACATATAAATTGAGTTGTCCCTTCAGGTATAGTTGCTACAGAAGCATCTCCTTCACAGTTAGTGTAATTAACTGTTGCCGTTCCCTCTCCCACGTTCTGTAATGACCACTCTCTGCAAGGACTATCACAAGGGTCGCAGTCACAGCATACGTAGTCAATATCTAGCGGGTCTGAAGACCAACAAAGAGGCACTTCGTGCACGTTTCTGAAATCCCAAACTAAATACAAGTAGTCTCCTGTGGCTCCCGAAGGAATGTCTGCGTAGTAGTATGTACCACCGCCGGCAGTTGTTCCTACTGAAGATGCAGCAACTAATGCGTTAATATCAACAGTGTTGTTTAGGTATGTGGTATTAGTTCTTAAATATCTGAACTTGTCTTGAAGTACATCAAAGTTATAGTTTGCAAAAGCAAATTTATTTGATGCCATTCTGACAGTGCTACCATTTGTTGGTATACTAGGTGATCCTTGAGGTCCAACAACTGAGTTGTATCTTGATACCACAGGGGTAGTCCCTGATGCAAATATTACAAGTGAGCTTTGAAGTGAACCTGTGTACGCTCCGTCAGTATATCTCCACTGAGGATAAATGCTCTGACCTGCATCTGAGTTGGCTGTAAGTACAACCTCAACCACCGTAAGCTCATTAGCCGTTGGACAATTTACCGTAACTTCGATTACGATAGCTCCAGTCGTGGTAATTTGAATCTCAACTGTATCTGCAGAATTGCTGTCTTTATCAATAGTCAATACGCCATCAACAGAAGTAGGGCCTGTAGTATATGGAGTTCCGTTGTAATTAGCAGACACTTCAAAATCTACACCTATACCAATGCTTGTTACATTGTATACGATATCCACATCCCCGACAATATCTCCGACATTTACACAATACTCAGTAATTCTCTCAGCATCTGTGACTGTAAACTCTTGAGTGATGCCACATGATATGCACTCAGTAACAGTTGGTATAGGTTGGTTATTAGAACTCAATACGTACTCATCTAAGTACGGGTCCCACGCTCCTAGCTTTTGAGTTCCGAAATCATTTATAAACAAATCTCTAAACCAAGACCCCATGCCCATATCAGAGATGACTTTCAATTGGCCAAGCCCTGTCTCATTATCTTGTATGTTCAATACTGCACCACGCTTAACGTCAGTAAAGAATCGGTTCATACCCCATTGGATGTAACTCTCAGGGTTAAATGAAATACCAAACTTCTCTACACGTGCTATCTGCGTCCCCAATACCTCAGGTACAGAGGTGAGTGCTCCTCCTGCTCCGGCATCAGATAATAAATTCTTTTCAGCTAATACGTATGAAATCTTGTCTTCTTGTAAAACAAGTACATCAGTCTGACGTGCATCAAGAATGTATATAGGTCCAAATGAGCGTTCTAACTGCTTAAAGTTAAGTAAGCCAAGGTTGAACTCATTGAGTTTGTTTACGTTGCTCTCATTGTTGTATATACCACTGTAGGTCATATCAGCATATCTTCTAACAGCTTGATAGTCTTCCGCAGCAATACTTGTCACACGGTTACCTAATGTGATAAAATTACCAACTATTGAGTCACGAATCTTGTAACTCTCAACACCATTACCAAAAGCATAACAGTTAAAGAAACCTGTGTCAACTACAGCAGGGGATCCTGTACTAAAGTTTTGGTTCATTACGTTACCTTGATGCTCACCCTGTGTGTTAATCTCAAACGATAGGTTATTCTCAAAGAAAACATCAGGTAAGGTATCTGCCGGCTCAGTCTCAAAAACAAATGTTGACTCAGCTCTAAGCACTTCAAAATTAACTTCTAATGAAGATTTTCTTTTATTACCGCTTCCGCAAGCATGTGTTCCGCTAACTGATAATCCTAAAAAGTTACTAATTGGATATCTAAAAAATCGATAATAGTTTTGACATTCATTACCAATGGGTAACGGAGCAGTACCTAATGTTGGTATAAATATATTTTGTATTGCACAGTTACCTGTACCACCAACATAAGAAGTTCCATCATCTAACAAATTGGCAATGTTATCTCCAACAAACCAATCGTACATATTGGCGTAATTTGCTTGAGAAGTAATTGTTTTTTCTAAAGTATATATTCTTGCCTCACAAATGTTGCCCCCATCTCCATCTTCTCCTCTTTTAAATTTAAAAGTCATTTTAATAATTGTACCCTGAGGAACATCATAATCAATATAAGGGCCCGGTAAATTTTCTAAATTCATCGGATAATTAACAATTGGAGATTGCCCCTGAGTGCTTGAAACTTCTGTTATATTGCCATTTGTTATAAAAGAATCCTCAGTAAATGATGCATTAAAATCATTGGCTTTTATTTTTATATATACACCTGACGGAACGGGAATATTTACACCCGTCACAGAACTTGGTATAGTCAAAAAGTTTTTGGGTTTAGCTTCTTTTTCTAATATTGTAGCATAGGCACAATTGTCAACAGGCCCCGCAGAATCTCTTTTTACAATTAATCTGTCGCCTACATTTACTTTTCGAGTATTCTCTCCTTCCAATAAAAAATAAGCATAACCTGTTAAGGGATCAACAAAAAATATGTTACTGTATATTGTCTCATATGTATCCCTGTCTGCCTTAATGACAAACTTATATCGTGTAGCCCAATATGGAGCTACTTGCGAAACAGGTATAGTAACGACTATTCTGTTTTTAGTATCTGAATTTCCACATGGTACGTGCTCAGTATTTAATTGACTGACCAATGTAGTTGTAGATCTATTATACTCATCCATATATACAATACCAACCTCATAATCACGATTGCTATGCAAACTTTGGTTTTGAGATATAGATTGAAATGAACATTCAGCTGTGCTTATCTTCATATACTCGTAAACAGTATACGTTGGAGTAGTTGTATTATCTACGTATGCAACAGCAGGAAATTGAAATGAAACGACATCACTTCCAATTGTTCCTATTGCTGATGTCAATAAGTTTGCTGTATTGATACCACTTGTATATTTAGCATAGGTATTTAAGTTCTGTATCATCGCACAGTTAAATGCATCTGATAGCGTAGTACCTAAACATGCATTTGGCATTGTCTGAATATTTGTTACTAGGCCAACTGCCTCTTGAAAAGATACATCTGATACCATGTCAAACACAGATGCAAATGTCGTTGGTAAATAATACGTGAACGATACACTAACATTTGAGTTAGTTTGAGTTGGAAATGGAGTACTTCCTGTGAATGATGAATGAATAAGTGAAAAATCGATTGTAATGGACGATCCCTCTGTCAATGGTATTCCTGCTAGGTCAATATCTAAAACAGCGTTAGAAATAGTCTCAGCGCCATCTATATTGTAATTACCATTAGCTAATGAGTTAGGTATCTCAGTAAGACCAATATTCTCGCTAAATAATGTGGTGTAATACTCAAATCTTACCGCATTTCCAAATTTATCAAGTAAATCATATCCTTCTAAATAGTTCCCGTACATTATACGATTTCCCATAATAGTCTGAGCTTTAGCTAATAATGGAACATTATCATATAGCCTTAGTATCTCTGACTCGGGAAGAACTGTAAATATCTTGCTGTTTGTAAAGTTATAGGTGTAATCAGTGTTGTCTATTAAACCAAGGGTTGACTTATCAAGCTTCTCAATGACTCTAATGACGTTACTCTCCATCTCTTTAAATAGCAAGTCAACACCAACAACTAATGGCCCACCTGTGTTGTATGTAATTATCACAGAGTTAAATGAGTTGACCATCCCGTTGTTCAAAAAGCTATCAGTAGCAAACTCAAATGGATCAGGTATAAATGCAGGCTCAGTAAACTGAGAGATTGCTGAGTACTCATTGTTCTCATATCTGTAGCGATATGCAAAGCAAATGAAGCGCTCAGTCAAAAAGTTCTCTTGTCCCGGCACATTTGTCAACTGAATCTCAGGTGCTTCAACAGGTGGCTTCTTAATTACAAGCGTAGCCTCATTTGTAAATTGGTCTATGTTACCAACAGGGTTAGCATAGTTCTTTGTAACGTTAATTACGCGTGGCGCGTTGTAGTCGTCAGAGAAAAATAGCAGTTCATCAATCTTATTAACAGCTGTTATCACATACTTCTCATTAAAGTTTAAAGTAGTGTCAACTCCTCCACTATCATCAATACTAATAACGTGGTACGTTAGTATGTTGGTGAGTACGTTTAATGAGACAATCAAGTCAAGTTTGCCGGTTGCTCCAACGGGAAAGTTTGAGTCGTGCACAAACCAATAAATGGTTTCATTAGCTCCATCCTCAAACGCACCAATTGTTCGAGCATCGCCACTTAGCGGTGTGCCATCAATGTAAACCAATGTGGTAATTTTTAAGTTACCCTTTGTGTTTTCAATGGCACCAATCTCACTAAGCTCAGTTGAACCCATACGCACATTCAATGCGTCAATATATTGGCCATTAGGAATAAGTCGTTCATCAACGATCTTATTCATTTTACCCGCAGTAAAGTTTCTCGTAATTTTTGTCATACTACTTTATCCACTTATTCTGACCACGTAAGTTCATTAACAAACGCCCCGGATGAATATTGCTCAATCTAATTTTTGCATTGCGCAAAAGAGCTGATTTTTCTTTTCTAGCTCTCATTACAACATACTCTTGCACACCAAGTTTTGAGTTTAGTATCTCATACTGAATATATGCGTACACATACTTCTCAAATAACTTGTTTACAGTTATCAAGCTGTCGTCACCATTCTCCATACCATCAGATACGTATTCAAGAATAATAGACTCACCTGACATATGCGAGCTAAAGTTAATAACTCCTGACTTCTTATCAATGGTAAATGTTGGATTTCTATTAGCTGTCTCTGTATTTAAACCATATCTAGCTCCAATTCCTGCCTCAAAATACCAATCCCCCTCATAATACCAACCTTGCTGACCATCGAATTGATTCCCGGGATTCAAGTAAATACTCTTTTGAGTACCTGTAATACGATCAAAGTCAAGCTCAGAATATTGTGGCTCTAATGCATTTCCATTTTGGTCAAATAAAATTCTGCAGTCATTGTCTTGAAGATATGCCTTAGCTGATTGAACTTGAATATTCTCAGTCAACGGTCTAATCCAACCATCTTTGTACAAAGAGATACGAACCCAATTGACATAGTCAGATGGCAATACAAAACGTAGTTGATCGCATATAGTAAGCTGAAGAACTTTGATTTCTTTAAATGCATCATAGTTAAGTTCTTGGATAGCTCTCTTTGCGTGGAAGATAATCTTATATCTCTCCTCGTTATTTACTAATGAGTGGTTGCCTGAATACATCAACAAGAAGTTGTTGACGATATCGTATAGGCTTACATACTGATACGAACCCCAATTGGCGTCCTCAGGCTGATTACCACCATTCTCGTAGTACTGATACTGTGAAATATATGCCATGGTCTATTATTGTTGTGTGCTAAACGCAGGGTTCTCGGCCTGCTCTTGTTGAATACCATATTGCGCAACTTGAATCTCTCTGATTGACATACCACAGTATTGAAGAATCTTCATAACTAACTTATATTCATCTTCAAATGGAAGCTCAAAGTCTTGGTAGTCCGGCTGTGATTGGTCAAACGCAGGCTCTCCGTTAGGTAAGTTTATGTATGTCCACTTAGGGTCTAAAGGCAACCTAAAGTATGAGCACTTCAATGATGATACACCATTAATGGTATCAGGATAAACTGTAATGATATCTTCTTCAATAATATAAGATGGATATTTTGTAGTTGGAGCTGTAAGCATTGAGTCCAACAACATATATAGACGTGCGTTAGCAACCTTCTCAGCATCCCCTAATCTTGTGGTACCATTAAAACAAGTCAGTCTACTAATCATGTAGAAGTTGTAACCTGTTGTAATTAAAGATGGCACGTAGTATTGGTTTGTTGTAGGTGCAACTTGAAGAAGAGTATCATTTCGCAAAAAGCCTTCTAAGACCTCAGCTATGGGATTCTCGATGTCGGCGTACTCAGTTCCTGATACCCTTGCATTCTCTGCGTTTATGGTCTTATTATAGCTACTGTAGTACTCTTCATAAATCTCCATCTGTGCCTGCTGTGCAAACAAGTTAAAGTCAGAGGGAGAGATATAACCGTAGTTGTTCTTATTAAGAACTGACAATACGGTGTTTCTTACTGAGTTAATCATTGAAATATCTTTTCACAAAGATACAAAAAAATAAAGGTGCCACTAGGACACCTTTATCAAACAAACAAAATGAGCATAAACTCTAAAACAACATTACAAATATAACATTATTTATGCATTCTGCAAATGATGTTCTAACATTTTTAATGCTTCTAGTCCTTCATCGCTTTTTAGATACATAGAAACAAGTACATATGGATCTTCACCGTAAGGAATATTTAGCATTTTTTTCTTGTTGGTTGGTGTGCTATACCAAACCTCTTTGTTTCCGTTTCGGAATCCAAGTAACCCCATATCAAAGAATATGTGTACCTGCGATTGAAGGCGAAGCATTGGGTCATCTAACGCATCCAAGAAACTACCGGGGTAGTTACGTGCATAGATAAGCACATCTCTTTTCATCTCGGCTGTTGTAACACGACTTACGTCCTTATTGAATAACACACGATAAACCGTCTCAAGCTCTTCGATTGAAAGCTCACGGGCCTTAATCAATGCGTCAACCTCAGCAGTTAGGTATTCTACCTCTTGCTGTGCGTCACGCTCGTTGTTAACCTCTTCAAATACAAGACCATTCTGTGGGTGGTAGTGCAAGAACTCCTGAAGTACAGGGTTGTTTTTTGGAACGCTTAGAAAGCCGTTCTCAAATATAATGGCCTGAATAACAGGATTTCCGTCCTGCTCATCCTCAAATGGGCTTTTTTGGTTTATTGCATATCGCAGTGGGCGATTCTGATTTAACTCTTCATCGTACCAAAGAAGTGGTGAACGATGAGTATTACGAGCTGATAACATATAAGACAATGGCGCCTTATCATTCTTGAGTCTATAGACTCTGTCGGCAGCAGCCAACTTTCCTTTTTTTGACATAAGATATAATATAATTAAAGTTTACAATAAAAATAAGGGAGTGTCTTTGAGGACACTCCCTATTTTAATCCTAAGATTATGCTCCGTAGCGGAACAATACGAAGTTATTCGCACCCAAGGTACATACAGCACGCTCAGATAAGAAGTTTACTTCCATTGCATCTAGGTCGCTTGTAGCAGCACCACCGGCAGAACCTGTAATCCAAGTCTTGTAACGGCGGTCTTCAGTCTCAGAAGCGCGGTAACGCACGTGTAAGAATGGACGCTTAGCGTTCTTACCAAGGATTTGGTCGTATACAGTAGTTGAACCTGCAGGTACAAGAAGACCTGTGATTACGTTAGATGTACTAGTTCCTGTAGCAGATGCGGTCAAACCACCACGCATAGTTGGGTCGTTTAGGTATTTCCAATCTGTCTTGTAGAAGTCATAACCACGGCGGAAACCTGTGAACCCAAGGTTCAAGGCCATATCCTTATCGTTGTCAAACAAACCATAAGATGTACCAAATGCACCGTAGCTGTTTTGAGAAGCCAACATGTCATCAACGTCAAAGCTGAAGTCACGATTCAAGAACAATACGTTCTCTTCGATAGAGCCTTGCTTGTCAAGACGAGAGATGATTGTGTCGAAGTCACCCAATGTAGTTGGGTTACCACCTCCCCATACGTTACCACGAGAGTTTACTACGTAGAATACACCCTCAGAACCTTTGTTACCATAAGTTGGGTTAACAACTGCGTTAGCAGCACCTGAACCCGGCTCAGCAGGAACAGCCTCCAACATAGAAGTCTCTAAGTAGTCTTCAAAACGTAGACGAGTCTCGTGCTCAGACTTCAAATACCAAAGGTATCCTGTAGCACCATTCTCAGTAGTTACTTCAATCCAACCAATCTGAGCCATGTCAGAACCTGAAACGGCGTACTTATCTTTGATGATGATTGGGCTGTTAGAGAAGATTTCATCTTCAGCTTCCAATGAACCAATCATACCTGTAGTACCTTTCTTGAACTCAGAACCGTAAACAAATACAGTAAATTCGTTAACTACAGAACCGTTAGTGAAGCCTGCTGTCTCATAGAAAGCAACTGTAAATTGGTCAAGGGCAGTATCAACAACAGTAACAATACCCTTGTTTTGTGAAGGACCTGCTACGTTTGGTGTAATCATAACAGTTTGACCTGTACGAATAGCTATACCTGATACGTTCAAGTCATTAACTGTAAATACAGCACTGCTAGCGCCTGTTAATACAGTAGAAACAACTTTAGTGTACTTCGTGTGAAGACGGCCTTGTTCTGCCCACTTGATTTGGTCAGAGATAGACGGCATCTCAGCACCTACCATACGAAGGAAAGATGCAACGGTACGGTTTCCGTAACGCTCAAATTCTTTCTCATATGTATCAGGTAAATACTGATTCATGAAGTTAAAGTTTGTCAAGTAGTTACTTGACAATGGTACCTGCTCAGCACTCGGCTGCAACTGATACGGGGGGGTAGGATTTAAAGACATTTTTTTCTTTTTTTAATTGTTTATATTTTTTTTATACTTTTGATTTTCAACCCTTTGCCTGAGCCGGGGTTTACTTCTCGGATTTGCATTCCTCCTTTGACGATTGCTTCAGGTACTCTGCGCTCAGACATATTCACGTTTTTAATTTTTTTAGTGACATCGTCCGTAGCATCAGCCTGACCCTGCTCATAAAAGAACTTGGCAAACTTTTCAGGATTCATTGCGATCGCTAAAGCTCTATGGTATCCTGCAGCATCACTTACCATTCCGCTCTCATCCAAATACTTATTAATAAAGTTTGTTGGAGTTGATTGGAGCTTCTTAAGCTCTGTTGCATCACCGGGAGAGAAAACAACTTTCTTGTCGTCAATGTTGAACTCAAAACCTTTGAATTCTTGACTAAACACCTCGTCAGTTTTCTTTAGGAACCAATCGCGTTTGCGACCGTTTTCCTCCTCTAGGGTTTTAGCTTGTTGTATGTATTGTTTATATGCCTCAAAATCTTCTTTCTCTTCAGTAGCAATTGAACTTCCCCTTGACTCAAGAGGTTGCTTATATTTCTCCTTTTCAGAGTTAAAATAATCTTTGGCCTTAGCAATAGCCTTTTTCTTAGCAATCTTAGATTTCTTAACGTGTGAGTCATCATCTAAATCCTCATCGTAAGCAAACTCTTCCAACATGGCATCAATGTCGTCTTCATCGAGACCAACCTCTGTAGCCATGAAGTATTGCTTCAGCATTTTATCAGGATTCATAGAATCAAAGTCTTCTTGTAGTTTCAAGTAGTCTTGGATGCCACGCCCTGTTTCTTTCTTATACTTAAGGAAAGCCTCAACATCTTCAGGTAACGGTTCGTTCTCTGCTCGTTGTGCCATCAACTCGTCAAACGAATTGATTTCCTTATTGTATCTTTTACCCAAATATGAAAGAACGTCTTCTTCTTTTAACTCAGGAATCTCAATTGGCGGCTCTTCAATTGGAGGATTATCTTCTAATGGAATAGTGTCATTTAGACTCTCTTCGTGCTTCTGTAATAATTCATCTTCAATCTGAGCAGCGCTCTTTTCGACCATTCCTGATACTTCTTTTACTTTAAATTCCATTTGATTTAATTTTTACAAAGTTATATATTATTTTTTATTGTTTTAACGTGGCTCAAATTCAGCCATGTCAAAGCCATCAAGGGAATCCTCATTGGATTCAAAACTGATTGGTGGTAGGTTGTTCTTTCTTTGATTAATCAACTTAGATTGCTCTGAGTTTTGTTGACTAATACGCTTAGCTTTAGCTTCTTCTCTTTCCTTTTCTCTTTTGTCTACAGACTCAACCTCAACACCCTTAAGTTGCATTTGCATATCAAACTCAGTCTGCATTAATTGTTGCTTGAGCATAGCCTCATTCTTCATCTTCTCAATTTCAAAAGCCACCTCAGCTTGCTTAATTTGCATTTTAGATTGCGTCTCAAGTTGAATTTTTTGCATAGCAGTTTGGGCAGCCATCTGCTGAATTTGAACTTGCTGTTGTGCTTGAATAGCTTGAGCCTGCATTGCACGCTGTTGCTCCTTCTCTTCCTTCTTAACTCGTTTGAGTTTTAAGAGTTGGTTAGCCAACTTGAGATTTTTAATCTCACGTATATCAATTGCATCCTCAAGGTTAATATCACCTTTAGATAGAGCAATTTGAATGTTTTGCTCAAGCTGTGCTTTCTCTTCTTCGTCTGGAGAGATGTCGATGAAAATTCCGAAGTCATATACGTACAGGTCTTTAATTTCATTTAAAATAGATACATTGTATTTGCCAATCTTATTAGCAAAGTCATCTCTAAAGTCAGCATACTCTAGTATATCTGCAACTCTATATGTAAGAGCCTCAGCGATAGACTTAAACATATACAAGCTTCCCTCAAGAATGTGACGTGTAGCTGTGTTTGAATTAAGTGCTGCAAGCTTCTGTACACCAATCAATGCGCGTGGGTCAGGGTCAGAGCCATCTCTAGCCTCATTAAGACCTGTTACTGAACGCAACATATCCATGTAGTGATTGTAGTTTGCAATAAGCATTTGAGTCTTAGCAGCGCCTGAGTTACTATTTAACTCTTGGATTGGAACACGAGCATTATTAAATTCTCCGTCCTGTGTGTAGCTACGACCAATAACACTACCTGTTTGGAAGTATAGTCTAAGCGCATCCTCAGGGTTATAAGCTGCACCTGTACCCAAGTCAACTTCATTAAGACCATCAGCATCTATAAATACACCATCAGGTACAACACGAGAAATTACTTGCTGAAGCTTTAAGTGTGTCAATTGTATGAGGTCAGCAAATGGTATCATTCTGCGAACCATTGATTCAATAACACCCTTATACATACGTGGTGCAACCGCTACATAGTTTGGAAGCGCGTGCTGAGTAGCTGACTTTGGCCTTACCATATTCTCAGCCATCTCCCACTTAAGCAAGATGTTGGTACCCATAACCATAATACCATTATACCAAACATCAATTGTTTTCTCTATCTTTTCGAAGCGACCTTCCTCCATCATTTCCACAGGAGGATTGAAGTTCTCGTCCTTCTCAATTACTCGAGTATTTCCATTATCAAGAATTTTCTTCTTGTAAACAATTTTCTTAGTACTCTTATAATTAAAGTATAAAAGAGTACACGTATCACGGTAAAAAACATTGTTTTCATAAAATTGAGCTACATTATAGTAATCATACCAACTTTGGCTATATTTTGAAATCTCCTCTAAATCCTCACGAGTGAGTGATTGGTCAATCTTGTAAAGCTCAGTTATAGAAAGCGTTCTGATTTCACCCCAATAGAAGCAATCTCTAAAGTATGGGTCTTCAGTGTAGCTGTATACAATGTTTGCGGGGTCTACGTATGAGATTTGAACACCTGCTCCCGGAAGGAACTCATGCTTCTCAACAGCGATACCAATAGTCATTAAGTCATAGTCACACTGCTTACGAATGTTATCGTATCTATTCTCGGCAAGTATAGTATTGATAGCCTCTTCTTCTGCAATCTCAATTGCAGGTTTGTAGTTGAGGTTCATATACAATGATAGCTCTTCATCAGTGCTTGGAAGCTCATCAGGGTTCATCACAAATGGATCTACACCTGTCTGCTCTTGTATGTTCATCAAAAGGTCTTTTGCAACCATTTGACTTTCAATCATATCTTGATACTTGTTTCTCTTTGCCTGAGACATTCCATCTTGAGCATATGCCTTAACCTTAAATAGACGGTCTGACATTCCATTGACAACAATGTCAACAAACTTAGGAATGATTGGAACAGGTGTCCAATCAAGGTTGATGTAAGACAAATCACCATCAACAGCAAGCTCATCCTTATATTTTTGAATAGGCTGCTCACCACGCGCATATAAACGAAGGCGGTGAAAGTCACGCCATTGACTGTAGTATCTACATTGATTACCATCCTTTCTAAACCACTCGTACTGTATGGCTTGTCCAACTTGGATACCAAATTCAGCGGTTTCTTTCTCTGCATCAGTTGCGAATTGACTCGGAAATGATGTTGAGGATATGTTAATTTTTACGTCTTTCATGTATCTAAGGAGCTAATATTCCCTTTATTATTATATCTAGCAAATTTAATGCTTATTTTTGACTCTTTTACCTCGGGTTGATATAAGTGCTTCTGACAAGCCATAATAGCCAATCCTGAGCTAATTGTAGCATCAAACATTGTACGATCGCTAATGTCAAATTTAGCCCAATCCTCTAATGTTTTATTGAATGGCATGAAGCCCATTTCCCCATCTTCCTGAACACCTATGTACTTCTCTATGTAAGATTCAATCGCAGCTGCGTGCGCCTGCTTGACATCCTCAGATGAGTTTGGTATACCGCCTAGTTCACGCTCTGTCTTAGATAATTTAGCATAAACTTTATCCGGTCTGTTAATACAGAATCCGCGATACCCTCTGTTCTTAAAATGATACAGCAATCGTGGTTTGTTGTTCTCAATCAATATTGGCATACCGTAAAATACACATGCCATTAGTACCTCTTCAAAGAATATCTCTGCTGTCTGCGGACGAGCAATGTATTCCAAAAAAAATTGGTTAACAGGACCTTCGTCCATATGGTATTTAGTTAGACCATGTAGCGCACCATTTGAACCACGCCCTACAACAACTCCTGAGATATCATAGGAGTCACATCCAAATGCCCCCATATGATCATTACCGGGATATTTAATACCATTCTTTGTGTGTACTTGGTTTTGCAAATGCTTTGCAGGAGCCCAAGCAATTAAGAACCTCCCCCTTCGATCAGGAGTAAATATAACCTGCGTATCTTTGATGCCATCCTTCCAACTAAATGAACCTCTAGTATAGTGATGCTCTTTAATCAATGTATCGTTAAAGTCAATCTGCTGATATAACTTAGTCAAGTTAAATAGAGCAGCCTTGCTTTCATCTCTAAATGCGTGCGACTCTGTTCTTGGAAACTGACGGTAAAATTCATTCAATGCATCAGGGTCATTCTTTAATGAGTCAACCTCTGCCTCCCAATAATCAATAGCGCCATTGACAATCATATTACCATCAACCCCCTTAATAGGATTGCTTGGTTTACGAAGTACAGGCATACCATAAAGATCAATAAAACCCTCCATATTCCACTCCATTGGGATAAACATGCCATACAGCCCCGACTTAGTCTGACCATTTGCATTACGTGTAGATGGCTTTGAATCCTCATACAAATCTTTGTAATTCTGACCACCTTTACTTAAGGCATTGGACGTTGAACCCATCATACACTTACCAATAATCTTAGAACCCAAACGCAAACACGTCTTGGTTACTCGCCAATTGTTTAGGATATTATTTGGCTTTGTCCATTTAGCACTTTCATCATGCGCCAAGAATAACAACTTCTCACCATCGTAAGAGTTCTCATCTGTGTTCTTCCAATCTATTGTTGTATCAAGGCCATCTACACCATCCTCATCAATCTCATGCATATTCTTTTTGGTAATTTTGGAAGCAGGGACGCGATAGGCAAGCTCTGTCTTTGGCTTGTCCATACCATCCATTACCGGCTTGAAGAAGAAAGGTAGGTTACTGTTGATAGGCACAACCTTATCGGTGAACATTTTCTTGGCATCGGAACCTGTTTTTGACAAGATACCAACCCTTGCATCTTTTGCAAGAGTTGCAATATTCACACATTCTGATGATGACATAAAAGAAAAACCTGAACGGCGAATCTTTAGGTAAACCATGCCGAATGACCTGTAGTCAGCCTTGCACGCCTCCCAATAAATAAAGAAAATTCTGTTTGCCTCACGAAAGTCAGCATATCCTATGTCAATCTTAGACCACTGAAGATACATGTAATGAGAACCTGTCATGTATGTTGGGGTTCCATTATTCATAAACCAATGCCCCTGCTCTCTTCTATCAAACTCTTGTTCTATGTAGTCAATATATTGCGCCTTAAAATCTTTAGGCATCTCATGCCACTGAAAGATTGACTGAATGCGACCTAGTTGCTTTGGTATATCAACACGCTCCCAATACTGTTCTGATGATTTTGAGCTTCTACTTGTGCATTTTGCAGGAGATTCAGGAAGTGCTATATGCAATCCATTGATATTGTATATATCACCTAATCTTCCTGTCTTTGATAATATTACAACGTCATATTGATCGTTGTAGCCATACTGCCAACTATGGTTTCGATTCTTTTGATCTTTAACCCTTTTGGGGATATGGTCTTTTACTACACGATAAAGCTTATTTAGCTCTTCGTTCGGCAAATCCCTGTTTTGTATCGAGCTTTGGTGAATCATCTTTTACCTCCTCTAGCGTAGCTTTCTCAGCTTCAATTTTATTTAGAATTTCGAATGCATCAAATATAGCCAATCGTTTTGATGCTGCAGCATTTTTTAATTTATCCGCAGATAAATCATCCTCAGGGTCAGGCTTAATGATATCTTCCTTAGCAACCTTAATAAGTTGCTCAACAGCCCTATATCCCGCCTCAATAATATTGAGTCTTAAATCTTTCTCCCGACTCATAACTTAATTGTTATTTGATGGTCATACATCCGGTATAGCTTCTCATCATCTACAATAAACTCATACTCGCTATCAGGCTTAAAACAGACCTTATCACCTGCCTTTATTCCCGCATCTATAAGAGCCTTGTTGGGGTATCTCATAATGCCAATCAACGGCTCCTCTTCAATCGGCTTATATATAAATGAAGCTTCAGGCTTGATAGGCTGAACAAAACAGTACCTATCGTATGCATGCCATCCTGTATCGTTTTGATACATAAAGAACTGTTCGTCATCAATCAGGAATATATCTTCCTTGAAGAAGCTCTTACCGCTCTTACGGCGACCCTTCATATCGTTATAAAACTTGAATACGTTGTGATGAACCAATAGTTTGTCTCCAATCTTAATTGGACCACTATAATCTACGGGTACCTCAATAACCTCAGCCTCTCTGTTTGAGAACCTGTGGTCTTCCTCTGAGGTGCTTATAATAAGGTCGATACCACCAATCTCTTTGGTGTTGTTGTATCTCTTTCCGCTAATTGGTTTTGTGATAAAGTAGAACGGTGATTGCATTAGATATTTATATTGTACTCAATGGCTACAGGAATGGTATTGTTGAACTCTTTCCAAATTACAATCTCATTCTTATCATTGGCAATATAAATCTTAATTGATTGCTTATGGTCATCATACTTAATAAGATGAATCTCTTGAGTCTCACCTAGTACTTTCTGACCAACAATGTAATGCATCGCTCCACCCTTGTAGTCCGGGCCAACCGATATCTTCCTGATTTCCATTTAATTTAATTTCCAAATTTGAATTTGAGATGATGGTACGTTAGACCATCCGCCCAAGTTTGTGTGTGGGTATATACCACCTGCATTGGTTCCTGATGAGTCACGCATAATCTCATACCAAAGTATATCTCCTGCATTTGCGTAGAAAGGAATACTAACCTCATACGGGTCAGGTAAGTTCGGTGTATCTAAGCGAAATCCCTTAGTCGTTGATATTTGAGTGCCATTCAAAAGCGCACGGAACAAAACAACAGCAGTACCACCTGATGACCCTTGACGCTCAATATTACCATATGCATTAATGAAGTACTGTCCTGATTTATTAAATATAATTTTCCCGCCTCCCTGAAGCTCAATATCAGTTAAAGGACCACCCTGAGCAGCGCCAAAAGTTACAATCAATGGAGTGTTTAAGGCAGACGGAGCTTGAGCAACCGTTGAAAAACCATTCAATACTTGATTGAATATAATATTAGCATTAGCTAGTGACACAATATCTCCGAGAAGGTAATTCTTGGTAATATCCATATTATTAACATCAGTTCCAATAACCTTGTCATTAAGGTTTGGCGTTGAATCAATTGCGTAGCTGCTAATCTTTCCCATTTCTTATTTTTTTGTGACCTCTCCGGTTTGAAGGTTGATTACAGCATCCTCACCGTACTTGTCCATTAGACCTTTTTCATGTTGCTGAAACTCTAGTCTTAGCATATCAATATGCTTTAACAGACCATGCTTCTGTAGCTCAACGTCAGCAAGCTGAATCTTTAGCTTGTTAAACTCGTTGTGCATTCCTTGAGTAGCCTCTAGCTCCTCCTTAGTTAAAAACTTTTCTACTTTCATTTGATTTAATTTTTACAAAGATACAATTTATTAGATAATTATTTTACTTGAGTCAATAGTCTTTTCCATCCTGTCTGTCCCATTCTTCATTACACGTATATTTTTAAAACGAAGTATACGTCCACCTATTGGTTTTGGTGGCGCACCTCTCTCTACGTGCCACCCATGGTGCCCGTCCTCATACTCCTCCTTATAGGTACCTGTGAGCATCAAGTGAATCTGACGCTGTTTTACTTGATATCCTAGTGTTGGGTTGTGCTGAATCATATCTCTGACGTCATTACGTGAGGCATTCTCATGTATGTGGCCCATTGTGAATACGTCAAAGTCCTCATAAAGCTCTAGCGCTCTAGTAAGGTTGATGGCGCCCTTTGTAACAATTCCACCACCTCCTGATCCATGAAAATATTTCACCTTGTATGGCAATACATTCCTAGTGCCAATCTTAAAGACCAACCACCCGCCATAGCCACCAACCTGTACGTTTGTACCGCACTTAAGATTGAGCAGATCAACAAATCGCTGAAGAATGTCAGTCTCCTGCCACTTAATAACACCCGTCTCATGGTTTCCGTAACCAATTACTGTTAATATGTCAGCATATGGCGTCCACCACTCTACAGCGGTCTCAACAATTGAGTCGAGGTATCTAAAGTTATTGTGCTCAGGTCTAATGTCAGACTTGTTTCTACGATTATCGCCGCGACCTTGCATCAGACAGAAGAAGTCCCCATTTACCATGACGGGTATGTTATTCTTCTTAAAGTAGTCTAGGTGGCTTTTCAAGACATCCCAATCGCACTTTGGATTGTCCCAATGGATGTCTGATAACATTGCTATCTGAAAATCATCCGTGGGGACGATTATTTCATGCAAATTTTTTGAGTGCTTGATTAATTGCATACCTTACGATTAAAGTTAATATTATTCCTGTTGCTAAACCAAGAAGGAATAGGTTAGCTCCCTTCTTGTTTTCGTGCTTAACCTGTCTAGTTTTTTGCTTAATAAACTTGACATTTTGCTTTACATTTTGCTTGTGTATTTTTACAGCTGCATCTAGGCTGTCTGAGTACATCTTTCTGATAGTATTTAAGCTATCACTAAATCTCTTCTTATCGAAACGTATCTGAAATCGCGTTTTAGGCACCTGAGGTGCGCTGTAACGAATGATTGTGTCTTTCTGAGTAATTACCTTCTCCCAAACAATTGAGTCGTGTACAATGATAGGAAATGAGTCAATAGATGTAATACGTATTGTATCCGCAGAATCCACCACGCGATATCCTTTCTTTATCGCCTTGCTTAGGTGGTAGTTGACAGAACATCCTGTCAAAATAAGCGACAAAATAAGAGCAAATCTCTTCATTACTTAAAAAAATTATTTTTCTTGTCAGCCCTGTTTGATGACTGAGATTGCATGCGGGTCTTTGTCTTGGACTTGTGAGCAACGTCTTTCTTATCTCCATTGCCATAGGTTCCCTTCTCGCGATTCTTTTTATTTAGATTCGCACGATACTTCTTTCGCTCCTCAGTAGAGTGATACTCTCTGTCATACGACTCCTTCTTAGCACGAGCCTCAGGATTCTCTTGGTAGTACTTAGCACTCCGAGATGCGCCTGTCTTTGTTCCTGCTATCTTGTTTCGCATGACTTAAGCATTTCGATTAGCTCGGGATGAGGGTATACGTCAGTCTTATCTTTTCTGACTGAATTGTGTGTGAACACTCCGGGCTCTGCGGCCAAAGCTCGCTTTGAAACTGCCCAAATGTCTTCATTATAGTCCAATGGTATTCCATAGATATCATTCCAATATAGTAACAATTCTTTTGTTGATTCAATTTGTTCTTTGGTATATGAGTGCCAAAACTGAAATCCTTTGAAAGGAGTATCAAGCTTTATCACATCTTTCTTAGGCACTTCACGCCCAACGTAGTTCAGATACTTTCCATTGACTTCTTTTAAGAAGCCCCAATTGCATATCTCTACACCGATTGATAGTTTATCTAGGCTTTGGTAAGGAACGCCGTTAGCGTTAAATACACCCTGTTTTAGACCTAGGTGGTAGCCCCAATACTTTGAGCTGAAACCCTGAGCAATCAATCCATTCTCACCTATCGCAACGCAGGTTGCTACACGGTCTTTTGTGGACGCCCAATACTTAAATACAGCCTCAGCATTACCATTACCTGCAGTATGATGAAGGTATATCTGTTTCTTCTTGGTCTCCTCTTTTAAGTAGTTTGAGGGAGCGAATGGTACCTGCTTTATATTCATGGCTTTATATTTCTATATGTACTTGCAGCTTTCTCTACAATACTACGGGTCTTCTTAACAATATTAAATACAGCCTTTAGCATATTGTTTCCTGTGATGTCAAACCAATTCTCATTGATTGATGATATCTCAATAAGAGAGAAGATAATTAGTATGCCGTTGGTAAATACAGCCTTGTTTAAAATGATTTCATAGCCTGTGCTTTTTAATACACTGCTAACGAATGGGGTAAGCAAATAAAAGTCAAGTGGTAAAAGAGGAATGGCTACAAATGCATATCCTGCCAATTTAAACATATAACCTCTACGTAACATCTTTGATTTGAACACATCTTTGTACAACCTCTTTTCTCTCTTTGAGATATACCAAAGCGAGATGAGCTTTACTATGGTGTCCACTCCAATCGTTAGGAATAGACATATGGCAGAGAGCTCTACCGGTGCCCACATTGCAGTGAGCGCTATCAAAAATGTTATCAACTTTGCTTTCATTTTCCTTGTCCTCTATATTTCTTCTTGTAAAGCTTAGATGACTTTAATTTACTTATCTTGCTCTTTGCCTGAACACCCGGGCGCTTGCTCTTAGGCTTAGCTACGAATGATGTTGATGACTGAACCTTTGCCATTTCTTATTGATTATTTATATCTTCAGGAGTTTTAAAATAAAATTCAAAATTTTCTTTAGTAAATCCTTCTCCTTTTATTCCATCAATGTAAGCAATTGCTTCTTCAAGAGTATCAAATTGCTCCACTAATGGCTGACCCGTTCTAAACGTAGCATTTTCGTTAATAAAAGATAAGTGAATGATTGAATCATCTTCGTTTTTTGATACGATATATTTATCTGATGTAATTACTATTTCCATTTTAAATTAGTTTGTGGATACTGACCATCCTTTGTTCATTAAATTAGTTGCTGCTGCTTGACCTGTTGCACTTGGAGTTTGACATAGACCTGCTAAATTTACTTCACCATTATACTGATTTGAAGCATCCAAGCTCGTCAATATACTATCTACGCTTGATTGATTCAAAGGTGCATTGTATACAATAAATCTTCTTTGAGTATAATCTGCTCCTAAAAATCTTAAGTTTGGCATTTGCAAAGAAGTTAAAGAATATGCATTGTCTATGTACACCTCTGAATTAATCACTTTAACGTTTGACATATCAATTGTATGTACATTTTGAAGTCCGGATAAATAAACAGAGCCTGTAATATATTTTAAAGCAGGTAGAGATAGTACAGGATTCATACCTATCCAATTTATATTAAATCCTTGAAGTGAACCTACTAATTCAAGTTTTGGAAAATTAATTGTATCTATATTTTCTGAAAACGAAAGGATGTCTCTTACCCAAATTAATTCGGGAGCATCAATTGAAATAACAGGATTACCATTTACTTGAATCTCTTTTGCTGCTACACAATTAGGCAAATCTATTTGCCCTACTCCGTTTAAATAAGCACCTCCAAAAAACTCACAATTAGGAAGACTATAATTAATTTGTTGCCCCCACATCTGAATTGAAGTAAATAAAACTGCTTCATTATTTACAGTTATATTGCTTGGATAACTATAAGAATAGGTATCATACAAAAAACTGAACGCTGTATAATTTGATAATTTGTAGCTATACAATTCCGAAATATTCAAAGATGGATAACTAACAAAAGTATAGAATTCAGGTTGTATAAATACGCCAAAGTAAGGAGCAGGAATTCCTGTATCCTGATTTCCATCGTGTGTGATATCAGGAATTTCATATTGAGATGGTGCAGGACCTATTTCTGTTGCCGCCACTTTATAACTACCATTTCCATTATCAGACACTTCAAAAATGTCTGTAGATTGCAAAGCCCTTCCTAAAGAAGGTAGCTGAATTATTTTCTTTCCTGCCATAATTAATCAGTTATACGTTCATCACCATCATCGGTGAGTCTATTTTCTTCAATATCAGTTACTCTCTCATTAGGATATATAGGAGATATAGGGTTGTCACCCTGAGCTCCAATTAAAATCCCTATAATAATTCCGTTCAACATCTTACCAAAGGGCTACAATGTTAGCTGCACTTGTTCCTGTAGAGAACACCTTAAGAACCTGTACAGGGAAGAATGTACCTCCAAGAACACTTGCAAATGTTACATCCTGACCACCTGCTGTCACTACACGTAGGTTTCCACCTGTTCCAATGTAAAGCACACAACCTTCTTTGTTGTTGTTAGCATAGACAATATAGCTTTTTGCAGTAGCTGTGAAGATGTCAGCATTCAAAAGTAATCGAGTATTATCAATGACCTGAGTTACAGTAGCAGCCGTTCCGTCAGTAGTGTTGTAAACAACATCACCAACCTGAACATTTAAAGCTACGAAGTTAACGTCAGTATCCTCAAGCTCATTAGTAAGAACATTGTTATTTACACCTTGAGCTACAATAGCAGGGAATGGTATGTTAGCATTGTCAGACTTTGTAACAGCAAGTGCTGTTGCGGTCTGTAATTTTTGGTAGTTTGCCATCTCTTATAAATTAATAACACAAAGATAGGCAATATTTTAAAACGAAAAAGCCACCGGTTAGGGTGGCTTCGTTTTAGTAATAGTTTACTTATGGGTATACTCTAATTTCAATTTGAACAGTTCCATTTAAATCAATGTTAGCTCCTGTTGATGGATTTAATACACTAAGTGCTACTACTGAACTAAAGGCTTGACTAAAATTTAAAATTTTATTATTGATTCCTCCTGAAATTGTACAAAGTCCAAATGTTTTATTATTTGTAAATGGATTATTTGAAAAATCTTGTATTTGATAGTTTCCATCAGCTACTCTAGTCCAATTAAATGAAATTCCAAATGTGTTTTCTAATACAATTGTAGTAGGATTATTAGTACCTGACTGAATAAGTAAAGCAGTATAAACTTTATATGCAGGAATCTCTGCGCTTACTGTGTCTACAATATCCTGCATTGTATACGCCTGACTCTCAGCGTTAATAATTGCTGAGCGGCGCTCAGTTGTTGGATAGTTTGGGGCACCTGCGATAAATTGCGTGCCTAATGGGATTTGTGCCATGTCTTTTTTTTTACAAATATAAGGGTTATTTTTGGTATGGGAAGAGGCGGTTTAGAGCATCACGTCTCTTCTGACATGGTGTACATTCACCTGTTCCTTTCTTTACTTGCGCGATTGTATCAGCTACCTTCTTGATGCCTGTTGCTGTTGTAATCTTCTCAACTGTGTCGCCTAGTCCGCGACTTCTACTTGTTAGCTTCATCTCTTTTTGACGTTACTTACTCTACTGCCCATACCAACCCTTGACTTCTCAGCCTTCTTGGCCGCAAGCTTGGATGGACTCATTTCACTCTTTGTTATAGGTGTCTTTGAAGACACTCTTTTTGATGGTCGACAGTACTCGTTCTTACCACCCGCACCACAGGCCTTACCCGTGCGCGTATCAGTCCACTTCTCCTTCTCCCATCTCTTAAGACTAGCTCCCTTCTCAGTCTTCTTTACGTTTCCTGATGCCTTACGGCACTTAGCAATAGCCTGCGAAGCTCGAGCTGAGGGGAACACATCATAAGATGCCTTTACTTTCTTATAGCAAGCGTCTTTCATTTTTTATTTGATAAAACTTTTTTTATCTTTTCGTCCTTACCTCTTTTTTGAGCGCCGACAGATTGAGTATACAATTCATTGTTTTTCTTTGCATCACGATACATCTGATTTGCTTCACGACCTGCCTGTCCTTTTTTCCAAGATCCCATACCAAATTTTTCAGCACGTTTCTCAGACTTAAATCCAATAACTTCACCACGTTTAGATGCTTCATCGTATGCGCCTCGTGGATCATTTCTCAAATCAGTCCATGTTTTACCACCTTCATTAGGGAAAACAGTTGGATTAACAGTGTACTTATATTTTCCTGAGCCTCCTTCACCGCTTGCCATTACGTGAGTAGACGTAGAACCGTCCTCATTTTTTAAAGGGGTGACATCTTTGCGCATATCTCTTGCAGCATTAGCTCTATTCTTTGTAATCAACTCTTTCTTGTCTGAAGGAGCTTTAGAAATAGCTTCTCTTCCTTTATTTACAGGGTCACCATTACTAAATTTAGTACTCATCTTATCAATAGATGAGTTTCTGAAATTAATGCTATTGTAATCTGTTGCCATTAGTACTTTCCTCTACGTGTTGATGGTGATGATTGAGTGCTTCCTCCCTTACCTGCCCAAAGCTTCTTACAAGCCCAATATCTTGGTGTTAATTTGTCATTGGCAGTGTCACAACTATGGCGTGCTTTAAAGCTCTTACGTGCAGCAGCGCTATAGTTGTGGCCATAGCCCTTCGCCCCAAAATGCAGTAGCTTCTCAGTGCCTCCTGAGCATGCCTTAACCATCATCTTCTTACCTGCGCGGTCAGAAGGACGTGGGGAGTTGCACTTCATTTTGCTCTTATCAGCCATGTCTTATTTTCTTGGTCGTTGGTACCCTTGAGGCATCTTCATGCCGACGGAACTGCCGAGCTGTGCGAGGCCGCGCTCCGCGTAAGCCGCTGCAATATTGCGCTTTTTGCGTCCAACATCGTTTTTAACAGCGTATTTCTCATCCAAAAGCTTCATTGCCTGCGCGTTCTTGATATTAAGCGCAGAGAGCGTGTTATTTAAAGCCGCGGTCTTCTCTGAATACAATGGTGAAGTAGGTTTTTCAGCCATTATAGATACTTTTCATATTGAGATTTAGCATACGAATGAGCTTTCTTTGCTCCTTGATAGGCAGACCTAGTTGATTGGATGTTCTTTCCAACAAATTTATCTTTATTACCCTTCATCGCATCTTCAGTAACAACCTCCCTATATGCCTCTTTACTATCTTTGCATAAACCTTCATTTCTCAGTGAACAAGCTAAACCTGTTTTCGACTTAGGAGTTGTGTATTCATAACCCTTAATTTCAGCGTCCATCTTGTTGATGTCAGACTCCATGCGTCCTTTTACGCGAGCTACTTGCTCAGCTGATGGGCGAACAGTCACAGGTTTCTCTGTTTGTCCTTTTCCGAACTTACCTTTTAATCTGTCAATTGCTCCGTTGCGAAAAGAGCTGCTATTATAATCCATGATATCTTTTTTAATTAGTTAACTTTGAGACAAATTTAATAAAATTTAATAACATGGATGACTACCTAAAGTATTGGAAGGTCATACGCCAATATGTCAAGATAAAGTATGGCCTAAACCAAGCTGATCTTGATATGATATTGTTTCTATACTCAGAGGCGTACTTCAATAAAGATAAGTTTGATGACTTCACCCGCCTAGTTGGATGGGACTCGAAGCGCTTCAAGCGAATGCTCAAAGAGGGATGGCTTGAGTCATTCCGTAAGACTGACCCACATACAAAAAGGAGAGCCTTATACAAACTCTCCTTCAAAGCTAAGCATCTTGTGACGCTAATCTATAAATATCTAAATGGTGAACAACTCATCGCTGAGTCTTACGTCAACAACCCGCTCATGATCAAAAATAACAAGCGATACCGCGATGCTGTGATGAAAGGCGCTATTCTAAAGCTAAACGACTCTATACGACAACAACAACGTCACGCTCCTGAATGATGGTGTACGGTCGGTCGTTGATGACCATGGTATATGAGTTATTTTTGTCGTAGTAAATCTCATCACCCGACTTTATGGCAGACACATCAGTGCCCGCCACTACAACCTTGCCGATCTTATATCTGAAGTCATTCGCGTCATGCGCACTTAAGAGGAGGCCCGACTCAGTCTTGACCTCCTTCTCTAATGTCTCAATGATAATATTTTTGCCGATAGCGATCATCTTGCGTCATATGTTCGCGCCATTGTGATAATGGCGTCAGTTGATAAAATTGTTGTAGCCACACTCACAGCGTTCTGTAGTGCTGAGCGAGTCACCTTGAACGGGTCAATGACACCCATCTGCACAAGGTCACCGTACTCACCCGTCTTCACGTTGTACCCATAGCCCTCCACGACATGGCCATCACCAAACTTATAGATATCCTCAAACTTTAGACCCGCATTTGCCAATATTTGCTTGACAGGTGTCTTTAAAGCCCTGCACATAATCTCAAAGGCCACGTGTAGCTCAGCAGTATCAGAAAGAGAATTCTCCATTGAAAGGGCAGACTCAAGCAAGGCCTTGCCACCACCCGGTAGCACACCCTCCTCCAAGGCAGAGCGAACCGCCGACACAGCATCATCCACCCTGTCGTATAGCTCCTTCTGCTCAATGTCAGTCGTACCACCCACAAAGATAACACCAACGCCACCTGTGAGCGATGCAATGCGCGACAGAATAAAGTCCTTGTCGTGCTTCTTGGTCGCCTCAGCATGCGCAGCCCATAGCTGCTCCACACGATTGGCCACCTCATCCTCGTCAGTCTTAGTAGGTGAGTTAATGATCACAGTGTTCTGCGAGTCCACAATAATTTTGGCCGCATGACCCAAGTCAGCGTATGTCATCAGACTCAAATCATCACCGGTCTTCTCACTGAAATACTTCGCACCCACCGCCAAGGCAATATCACCCATCAGCTCGTGCTTCTTGTACCCAAAGCTAGGCGGCTCAATAGCACATACCTTCAAGTTACCCTTTGCCACGTTAGCGGCTAGTGTATTGATGACAGGTGCAGCACACGGCGCAATAATTAATAGGCGCTTGCCCTCCTGAATGATTGGCTTGAGCACATTCTCCAACTGCAAAATATTATGTATCTCAGCATCACACACCAAGACCATCACGTCCTCGAACACACACTCGTCACGCTTGTGGTCATTGATGAAGTACGGTGAGTAATACCCACGCTGTACCTTGAAGCCATGAGTGCTCTCAGCATATGTGTCGTTCGTGTGAGACTTCTCAACCGTCACGATCCCATTGGTGCCAATCGCATTGTACACCCGTGAGATGATCCCACCAATGTGCTTGTCATTGTTCGCCGAGATTGTCGCCACGTCATTGAGCATCTTCTTATTGACCTTCTTCTTCTTCTTCTTTAAACTCTCCACGACCTCATCAGATATCTCCACCATGTGGCGTAGCACCTGAATGCGGTTTAAGTCCTCAGTGATGAGCTCATCACCCGCCTTGACCAAAGCCTCAGTCAACACAATGGCAGTAGTCGTACCGTCACCCGCATTCGTAGCAGTCTTGTCGGCAGCCTCCTTCATCATCCTTACAGCTAAGTTCTCGACCGGATCGATCAAGTCAACAGCCTTCGCGACAGTTACACCATCCTTCGTTACAGTAATACCACTCGTATGATTAGCTGACTCGATCAGCACAGTGTTGCCCCTCGGGCCTAAAGTGCTCTTGACAGCACCTGCGATTTTTGTGATTCCACTAATGAGCCTCGCTCGCCCATCATCCCCGAAACGGATATCCTTCGGAGAGTAACCTAAGTTCTCAGTCATATACAATTTAATTTAAGTGTCACAAATTTAAACAATAATTGTGACACCAACAAAAAAAATAATGGGGTACCGCTTTCAACTGATACCCCAATTACTTCGTTTTTGAAACGACTAAAGTAGAATTCAAATCTACAAACTATTTTTCATTAGACCAAACTCAAAAGTACCTTTTGGTAGCATGTCAGAATTAAGGTTCCCTATATATATATATATTTTATTACCTCCTTTTATTATTTTTTTTAATTCTATTTTAGATTTAAAATCGACATTATCGACAATATATTAATAATCAATAAGTTATATAACATTCTAATGACATTTTAATGTCAATAATCTATCATAATAGTAGTAGTAAGAGTAAAAACCATACTTTTTAGAAAAGAAAAAAAGACCAATTTTTAGAGAGCAAAGTAAGAAATTTATTCAAAGTGCATTACTCGTGCATTCATTTTTAGGGCAAAAAGAAGGGGGATCACTCCCCCATAACGTGTTTTTTGTGGTCTATTATTCGTATCCCATCATCTTCTCACGCATAGATGCACGCATATCAGCCTCAACCATCATCTCAATCTTCTGCTCACGCTTCATCATCTTCCTGAGGTCTAAAGCCTGCTGAATACCCGTAACTCCACACGGTCTGTCGTTAATCAATCGCCCGTTCTTCATAGTCAACCCGGACATGTCAGTGTACTTTTTCATAATTATCGTTTTTACAAAGATAAGCATTTCAGATATATGGAGGCTGAGGGTTATATATAGGTCTGACGCTGTCGCCCCCCTGCGCGGAAACGGTCTTTTTTTTGGGGGTGGGGGGTGCATTTCGACTACCTTTGCCCGATTTTTTTGGCTTTTTGTACAAAGTACAATAAGTACTTATGGTACAAAGTACAATAAGTCCTGCACCCCTACGCGCACACGCACACACGCGCACACGCATACGCACACGCGCACACGCATACGCACACGCACACGCACACGCACACACACAAGATTGAATTAGTTATTGTATAAAGTACAATAAGTCATCTCATCATTTAGTTATTGTAAAAAGTACAATAAGTCCCTTCTTTACTTATGGTAAAAAGTACAATAAGTGAGCTCAATTAGTTATGGTATAAAGTACAATAAGTAGGGCAAATAGACCCATAAAAACGAGTTATGGTACAAAGTACAATAAGTGCCCTTTCTTGGGTTAGTCCCCCCAAACTT